TTCAGAAGTGCGTGGTTGGTTCAAAGATAAATCATTGGAAGAGATGGGTCGTAAGTATTGGAAAAAGCGTTCATACATTTTCCAAGGATTTGTGGTTGAAGATCCTATTAAGGAAGATAAGCAACCTGAGAATCCAATTCGTAGATTTATCATCGGTCCTCAAATCTATCAAATCATCCGTTCAGCATTGATGGATCCAGAGTTGGAAGAACTGCCAACTGACTACCTCAAGGGCGTAGACTTCCGTATTGCCAAGACATCTAAAGGTGGCTTTGCTGACTACTCTACATCAAAATGGAGCCGTCGTGAACGTTCTTTAACGGAAGTTGAAGCAGCAGCCATTGAAGCTCACGGCTTATTTAATTTAAGCGACTTCTTGCCCAAGAAGCCTACCGATGTTGAGCTCAAGGTCATGAAAGAAATGTTTGAAGCGTCGGTAGACGGTGAAGCATATGACATGGATCGTTGGGGTCAATACTTCAAGCCAGCAGGTATGGGACAGGCCACGGGCGATCCTAATAAAGCTGCCGCACCACGTGCCGCAGTGACCGCTCCTGCAGCCGAAGACGCTCCTTTTGATGCTGATGAACCAGCTGTCAAAGCCAGTGCTCCGGCAGCTCAACCAGCTAGCGATGGTGCTAGTCGTGCGCAAGACATTCTTGCCATGATTCGCAATCGTCAGAAGTAAATTGCTAGTCAAGAGTACGAGCGTGAGCTCGTACTCTCTTTCATTTCAGGAGAATAATAATGGCAAAAATATTAAAAGTAAATGAGAACTTTTCTCTAAGTTATAATAGTCGCGAAGATCAATCTGGCGACACTGTGGCGGATATTGATATTAGATTCGATAATCCTAAGGATGATTCTGTTATAATTAAAAGACTAAACACTTGGCTACAAGCAATTGGTCGAGAAGACATTGTTGTAAGCCCAAAGAAATTACCAAAGGGTGAACTATAATGGCAAAAGCATTTGATATCAGTAAATTTAGAAAGTCAATTACCAAGTCTATCGACGGACTGAGTATTGGTTTTAATGACCCAACTGACTGGGTTAGCACAAACAACTACGCATTAAACTATTTGATCAGCGGATATTTCGATCGTGGTATTCCGTTAGGTAAGGTAACAGTATTTGCTGGTGAATCTGGTGCAGGTAAGAGTTTTATCTGTTCAGGTAACCTAGTCAAGAATGCACAAGCACAGGGCATTTATCCTATCTTGATTGATACAGAAAATGCACTTGACGAAAAGTGGCTACACGCTCTCGGTGTTGACACAAGTCCAGATAAGTTGTTGAAACTTAATATGGCCATGATCGATGATGTGGCAAAGACCATTACAGAATTTATTGCAGAATACAAAACAATGGATGAAGCAGATCGACCTAAGATATTGTTCATCATAGATTCATTGGGCATGTTGTTGACTCCTACTGATGTTAATCAATTTCAAGCAGGTGATATGAAAGGTGACATGGGTCGCAAGCCTAAGGCGCTAACCGCACTTGTTCGTAACTGTGTCAATATGTTCGGTAGCTACAATATTGGCATGGTATGTACTAATCACACCTACGCCAGTCAAGACATGTTTGATCCAGATGACAAGATTTCGGGCGGTCAAGGTTTCATCTACGCCAGCTCTATCGTTGTTGCTATGCGTAAATTAAAATTAAAACTTGATGCAGATGGTAATAAGACTACAACTGTACAAGGTATTCGTGCAGCCTGTAAGATTATGAAAACTCGTTATGCAAAACCGTTTGAAAGTGTACAGGTTGAGATTCCTTATGAAACAGGTATGAGTCCATATAGTGGATTGGTCGATCTGTTCGAAGCAAAAGGCATGCTCAAGAAAGAAGGAAACAGTCTTGTATACACTACCAAAGATGGTGAGATTATCAAGCAGTTCCGCAAGGCCTGGGAACGCAACGAGAAAGACGGACTAGACATTGCAATGGCTGACATTTCAAAACACGGTGAAATTTCCACTTCTGAGATAACTACTACAGTTGAATCAGACTTGGAGGTCACCGAATGAAAGACGACTTGATTGCAGATATCTGGACATTGGTCATTGAGCATATTCCAGAAAAGCATAGAAAAGATCTAGCTGCCGATTTTGTTAACACACTATTAGATTACGGTATTAAAGAATCAACACTTGAAAGCCTTCTTGGCGTCGATCCTTACCTAGACACTGCAATAGAATATTCAATCGACGGTGAAGAAATTGTAGACGAGGAAGAAGAATACTACGACGAAGACGAGGAATAAATGAATTGGTATGACAGGGTTAGCAAAGATATAAGCAACATTCCCGATGCTGTGGCCTATTATGAAGCTGAGTTAATCGAAGCAAAACAAGATGTCCGCATAGCGGGAAACATCGAGAAGGCAAGTTCGCAGATGCCCGGCATTGTGGAAGAACGCTTTAATCAACTTCAAGAAATTGAAGGTATCCTTGAGTACTTAAACATTGAACTTCGTAGACTTCGCAGTCAACACTTTCGCAAATATCTCGAAAACTACCAACGTCAACTAAGCTCTAGAGACTGTGAAAAGTTTGTAGAAGGTGAAGCTGACGTGGTAGATTTTGAAAAAATTATCAACGATTTTGCCCTACTTAGAAACAAGTGGTTGGGCATTATTAAAGCACTCGATCAGAAACAATGGCATCTCAGCAACATTGTTAAATTACGAGTGTCGGGATTAGAAGACGCATCATTATGAACATCTTAGTAACTGGCGGCCAAGGACTTATCGGACACAATGTAGTAAGTAAATTAGAAACACAAGGACATAGTGTTGTAGTTGCCGATACTCAAACTAATTATGGAATTATCCCACAGCCAGAACTCGTTTACCTATTATCTGAACGTTCTAAAAAAATAAAATCAAGCGAAGTTTATCTTATAGATATATGCGATCCAATTGGCATGAATCAGTTATTTTCAAAATATAATTTTGATATTGTAATTCATCTTGCTAGTTTTCCAAGACAAAAAGTAGTTAATGCTAACCCAGCACTTGGCTCACGTACTATGAGTGAAGGACTGCTTAATCTATTAGAACTAAGTGTAAAGTATAATGTAAAGAGATTTGTTTACACGAGCTCTAGTATGGTCTACGGTGATTTTACAGATTTTGTTAAAGAAGATGCAGTATGCCGTCCGCAAGGACAATACGGCATTATGAAACTTGCAGGTGAGTGGTTAATTAAAGACTACACACGTAAGTATGGAATAGAACATACAATATTTCGTCCAAGTGCAGTGTATGGCCCGCTTGATGTTGAAGACCGCGTTATTAGCAAATTTTTGTTAACTGCCATGCGAGGAGGCGTTCTCAAAGTAAACGGCGTTAATGAAACTCTAGACTTTACCTATGTGGACGATGCGGCCGACGGAATTGTAGCAGCTTCTCTTGCAAAAAATACTGCAAATAAAACTTACAACATAACCAAAAGTCATAGTAAGACACTGTTGTCTGCTGCTGAATTAGCAGTTAGCCTAGCAGGCAAAGGCACAGTCGAAGTCAAGGAAAAGGATGCGGATTTTCCTAGTCGCGGTGCATTAGACATTACCGCAGCACGTCGAGATTTTGGGTTTGATCCTAAAGTTGATATCGACGAAGGATTTGAAATATATTATCGCTGGATTAAAAATTCAGAATACTGGAAGAAAAATTTATGATTCCAAAAATAATACATCATGTTTGGCCAGGTGATGATCCTTTTAGAGAAAAGTTTCATGCTTGGAGAGAAAGTTGGATGCGACTGCACCCAGACTGGACTTTTTATTTTTGGAGAACTTCTAATCTACCTGAAAATATAAATTCTTTGGCAAAACAAATATTGTTAAATCCATCGTATGCAATCACTCCTAAATCCGATGTACTGAGATTTGAAGTATTACGAATATACGGAGGAATTTATGTCGACACTGATATGGAATGTCTACGTCCGTTTGACGAATTTTTAAATCTTGATATGTTCACTGGATTTGAAGATGATTATAGAAGAGTATGCCCAAGTTTAATAGGCTGTGTTTCGGATCACCATCTGTTAACTGAAATGTCTAACGTTAGTGTTTCTAGAGCAATAAAATATGGACCTGAAGTTTCTAACGAAAGACCTCATGTTATCACTAGCGTAAAACCTTTTACAAAAATAATGCAAAAATACTTTAATGACGAGGATTTTGCACAAAGAAAAGTTGAAGACGAAAAAGTTAAAATATTTTCTAAAGATTATTTTTACCCTGTATATTTTAACGAAAAGCATCGCCTTACCGAAGAAGCTCCAAATTCTTATGCCAAGCACCATTGGACAGGCAACGATCCCGATGGATGGACAAAAAATCCTAAGTTTCTGTAGTCCAGTATGGAAATTTAAAAATTACATCGG